CCTATCCCCAACAGTCGTTTCTAAAATCGCATTAGGACATACAATTGTAAATTCAAAATATGGTTGCATCCAAAATGGATTCTTCATACTTCTGCCCACTTTACCAAATTGCATACTCAAGAAACATTTAGTATACGTTTCATTATTCAATGGCATTCTTTTATATTTAAAAATTTGTGTATCTATCAACGATTTTTTCTGGTTTATATTAAGTTTAGGTTGGGATAATACATCTTTTGTATCACAATAAAATAGAAATTTTAACAAATCATCATTCGTCATAATTTTATTAATTATTTCTTCTCTTAACTCATTAAGCTGTCCATACAATTATCCCACCTCCTACATCCATCCGACAATCGGAATTTCTTTTGTTACTGTTGCACCATAGTCCAAATAAGCAGTTAAAGTAACTATTTCACCTATCAATTTAGTATTATAAGGGCAAGTTACTGTACATTGACCATTGACACCTATTAAGCCTAACGTTGCAATAACACCATTATCACTTAATCCCCATGTGACAGTATTGTTGGTTGTAATTGTATATGTATTTACTTCACCAATTATCAGGTCATCCCACTCACATTCAATTACTAAATCTTCTGGTGGAGTTGTAGGCTCTTTGACGTTATTCCAATAGTCTGCAATTCCTAGTTCAAGATTGTCGTTTGGATTTTTATTGTCCAACTCCAATCCTAATGTGATCAATCCCCTTGCTGTTACAGGGTCACTACCTTTTATCGAATAAGCCAAACCATCTATTATAATCCTGCTAATTTTATTAGATTTTCCACTTGCCGTAGCTCCTGTAACATCTATAAATCGCCTTGATACATCATCATGTCTTACATATGCTTGGAATGTAGAATTTTCTGTAATGCCTGTTTCGGCTCTTTCTGATAATTGAGGTCTACTCTTGTTGTCCTGAAAGAACATTGGATAGTTATGAACGGTTACACCATCATCATCAAGAATTTTTACATTGTATTGACATTGTAACAACATCAACTTATCATGGTTTCTTCTCTTATCTGGCTCAGCTCTAACTAAATATACATCTTCGGTATCTCGAATAGTCATGGTAATATAATCACCACTATCACATTCATTTGGTGGAGCATATATTGATAATGCAAGGGCATCATACACAGGCTCTTTGTAACGTTCATCTTTAATTGCTACAACTATATCTTTTGTGTAATTTACTTTTACAGTTCGTCTATATTCAGACATACCAATACGAATGTCATATTCTGTTATCAAATTGTTATCTATTTCTGTTTGCATAGTAGATTGCAATTCAGCAACTATATCATCTTTACTTTCAGCACTAACATTACTACTTGCATAATGGTTTTTTAATTTAAATAAATAATCGTAATCTAATGGCAAGTTTATACACCGCCTTCTAAATTCCAATTAAAGTATTTGTACGTCCAATCATTTCTATTTCTTCTAAGATACATTTTAACTTTTTTCTTATTTTCATCTTTTAATAATTCAATTGAATTTGTAAATTCTTTTAAACTATTAGCAGGACTATTTAGTACAATTTTAATTTCATCATCAGTAAAATACCTTTGTTTTAACGCTTGCCAACGAGTAATATAATCTTCGCTTGCATAAATCTCAAACATAAAATCAGCAATTAATTGCTTTTCTATATCTATTAATTCAAATAAAAAAGTTGTATTGACATCGTCTTTATTTAAAAAGCTTACTTCAAAGTTTTTCTTATCTGAAATTAATAATATCTCTGAAATAGCTTGATTTAATAACTGTAACATTCTATTTTCTGCAACTTGTTGAATTTCTGCTGGTTCTGCATTTTGTATAAAAAATGTGGTATCTCTGATTATTCTATTTTGAAATAATGAATATATTTCACTATACGGGGTGTTCATTTTAAACACCTCCTATTATTTCTTTTTTCTTGGTGGTCGTGTTTCTTCGGAGTTAACTTCTTTTTTAGTTTCAGCTTTATTATCTTTATCATCAACTATCAAAGAAGTAATATCTTGACCTGTTATTTCTTTAATAATATTTATAACATTAGCGTCAGATACTTTTTCACTAATTGCTGTTTGAATTATAGTATCTTTCTGGAATTTATTACTCCATTTTAATACGTTTTTTAAATCATCATAATCTTTAGATTTCAACAATTCTTTAACTTCGTCTAGTGTTAAAATGTATTCATCAAGTTCAGGTAAGCCTAACATTTCTCTAATTTCACCTATGTTGTTATCTTCTATGATTAACAAGCCTTTTTCAAACATTTTATAAACACCATATTGTGACATAGCTTGCGTTAATTCTAGTAAAGTTAATTTTTTAACAGAATTAGGTTTTTCCCAAGCACGTAAAATCCCCATATCATTTTTAAAATAAACTCCACCACCAGAATTATTTCTAATTGTAATCATAGTGGTATCATTTAATTTTTTAGTTTTTTCAGCCATTTTTACCTCTCTCTTTTATTATCTTTTATATGATAATAGACAGCTATATTTCAAACTGTCTATTATTTTTAATTTAATTATGCAGATAGACTTGTATTTACGTATGTAAACAATCCTTCAGTTGATAATACTGCAACACCAAGTTTTTGATATGCTTGGAATTCCATAGAATCATCAGAATTTTCAACTTCTTTGATTATTGTATCGCCTTCGATAGCAACTTTTACTATTTTCTCATCGGCAGTACCACCAGTTGAGAATATATAAGCTGTATCATCAGCAAATACTAAATTACCATCTTCATCTACACCATTTTCAAGAACAACAACATCCATACCGTTGTACCTCTTTACAAAACCATTAGCTCTTTTATCTTCTTTGTCGCCATCAGTTAATGTAGGAATAGTAGATGCAAAAGTTTCAGTACAAATCATTACCACTTTTTCGCCATAAGCTTTAGCTTTAACTTTTAGTTTTGTTAAAGAAGCTTCAACAATTCCAGCACCTGTATCTTTTTGAGTTGCAGGAAGTCCAGCTACTGCATTATCAAATGCTTTCTTAATTTCACCATAAATAGTTTGTTCAATAGAATCAATTAATAATTGAGTTAATTCGTAGAAGTCAAATGCTCCGTCCAAATATTGCTCAAACTCGATATAAACAGCTCCACCAAATGCTTTTGTGTTTACAGTGAACTTGCTTTTATCTAATCTTACTCTTTCGTAAATTCCACCTAAACCCACGGCGGTAACGAAACGCTTTACACCTTTCTTACCTAATTTTAAAGTAAATTCAGGTTTGTCCCCTTGCCCATAAGTCTTAACGTCTGCAAATATTTCTATATTTTTAGCAACTGTTTTTGGTAAAACTTCTGCTATTTCACTTGTAATTAATGCAAATATCTCATATTTGTTCTTTTGGAAACCATAAGTTCCCTCGCATAATTCTCTAAATTTACCTCTTAATGTTTCTTCTACATCATCAATAGTTAAATTTTTTTCTGTATAAGAAACTGGAATTCTTTTTGTGTAGGCGATTTTCATTAATTCGCCCATTTCAGTTTTTAATTGTTCGAAATTCATTATATATACACTCTCTTTCTTTTTTAATTTAATTTTATAATTGTGATTTTACTTATTTTGTTACCACAAATTTAAAACCACGAGTATTATTCGGTAGTGTTACAACTTTTTCAACTTCTAAAACTAAATTAGCAGTAGGTTTGTCTTTCAGTAATTCAATATATGCTTCTCCGCCTGCTGTTACACAAACTGTCGCATAAACTTTTCCACTTTCCAACATTGTTGCTACAGTACCAAATATTGTTTTAATTGTTCCTGCTGGAGCAAAACCTGTTGATGCAGTATCAGTAAATACTACTGCATTAGTTTCAAATTTGTCTCCATCTTTTAACTCATAAATTCTTGGCAACATTTCGCCTGCTTTTACCACAAATTGATCTCTGCCTTCGCCATTATATACATGTTCTACTGAAGCATGTAAATAAACTTTTTCAGTTATAGCTGAAGCTTTCCCGACTGTTCCTTTTACGTGGTCTGCATTTACTAACATACCATTTTCTAATTCTGTAACTCCATCTGCCATCTTATATTGTGTAAAGTGATGACCGTCTTTAACTGCTTGTACTCTTGTTAATTCAACCACTGGATGGTTGATAAATGTTTTAACTAATGCCATTATCAATTACCTCTTTCTTTTCTTATTATTTTTTTCTATTAATTACGGCTTTTAAACCAGCAGACATATTAGTATCAATGTTATCAAATAAGCCTACTTTATGTTTCTGATTTTTATTAAAATTTAATTTACTATCATCTGCTTTTTTTCCAACCAATGCAAATAATTGTAATTCAATTTCATCCTTAGATAAATCGTTAAGTTTATCTACTATTGGTTGCATTTCATCAGATGTTAATCGGTCTGAAAATGCTTCAAATATTATTTCTTTTTCAGCTTTTTCTTGTTCATTTTTAAATTCAACAAGTTTATTATTTTCTTCTACTAATGAATTGTATTTAGTTTGTAATTCAGAGAATTGAGCTTCAGCACTTAATCTATCAGCCTGTATTTTGTCATGCTCTTCTTTTGTTAAAAGTGTCATAATCATCTCTACTGGATCATCTCCAATTGTTGCCTTTAAATCAGTTTGATTAAAAGTATAACTAAATCTAATTATTGTATTATCATAGCTATCTTTTGTCCAATGAGATTGTTCGGTATAAACATACTCATCATCAAAATCTTGCACCCAATACCAATATTCTTCGATAAGATTTCCATCTTCATCTTTTTTAACATCATTTTTAGTTGATACAGCTTCTCTTAATGCATCATACTTTTGACTATACGTTGCAGAGAAATTTAATTTTTCAGGTTCATTGTTTGGTTCTATATCAGAATTTTTATTTTCACTAAACTCTTTTAACTTATTTTCCAATTCTTCAAGTTCAAAATCATCTATAGAAAAATCTAATTCTTCAACAGTTAGATTATATTTAGATACCAATTCTAATTTTTCATCCAAATTTTGTACCTCCTTTTCTTTATTATTGAAATCTATATTAGATAGTTTGTTTATTTCTTCTTTTAACAAACTAAAATCTAATGCCAAGTCTTTAAGATTAAATGAATTAACCCCACCGATTTTACTACCTTCAAAACATGGTTCAACGCCTATTGCACAAAATCCTGCAAATTCAGCATCATCCACTTTGTAAGCATCAAGTTTCTCATTCCATGAACCAGATTTTACATTTATCTCCATGCTGTGTTTTGAGCCATCTTGTAATACCTTTTTACATTCATCTTCAAATCTTTTCCATACATAACCCGTAACACATAAGTATTCATGTTCAGTTATTCCATCATCTTCTATATAGTTCTCCCAAGTTATTTCTGTAGATTCGGGTATCATTCCAAAAGCATATGTAATAGTTTTAAATTCTACATCACCATTACCATGTATAATCAATTGATCGCCATGATCTGTAAAATCACTATCTTGCATATAGCCAACAATAGGAGTATTATATATTGTAGGTAACATTTTATTAACAACCACATCTTTTTCAAAATATGATTTATTTCTATTTTTACCTGTATACATTACCCTAATTTTTACTTTTGCAAGATTAGAATTTACACTCTCTACACAAAGTAACTTAGTATCAAATGTTAACTGTTTTTCCAGTTTTCTCACTTCCTTGTTTTTAATTTATTTTTAATTCTTTTTTAAGAATTTCTTCTATATTATCAAAATCCCAATACCAAATCTCTAATAAATTAATATTGTTATCTTGGGCATACTGTCTCTTACGCCTATCATGTTCCTGTTGTGCTTCTAAATTAATTTGTGTATACTCGCCATTACTACCATCATGAAAATTACCTTGATATTCAATTAATAAATTATTTACAGGCAAATAAAAATCATAAGACAATAAACCATTTTTTAATCCTACTAATCCTTCAAATTCTTTATGAATATCATATTTAATATTAAAAATATCTAATACTTTTTTAATTTTTTGTTCACCTTTTGGCAAACTACAAATTGGACATCCTTGTTTTCTTGACGTAAATGAATAAGTTTTTAAAGAATATTCTGACTCACATTCTGGACATATTAAATATATGTTTTCTGCTCCCGCATATGGCATTTCAAACGGTGACAACTTATTTTTATTACTCCAACAAAGTTTTATAAAATTTTCTGGTAAATTTTTTAATATCCAATCTCCCAAACTGCCATTTTTAGCAATTGCATTTTCTTTACTTACTCTTACTATTATTTCTTTATGTATACATCCACAAGACGTTGTTTCTCCACGTCTTAATGAATTAACTGCAACAGTCGTATAATTACCACAATTACACAGACAATTCCACATAACTACATGCTTTCCTTTTGGACTTATGTAATCTTCGGCTCTATCAATAACAATTAATTCACCAAACTTAAATCCTGTCAAATCTTTTAAACTTCTTTTACTAACTAATTCACGATTTAAACAACCACAAGATTTAACTTCGCCATTTTTTAATTTTTCAGCATCAACTTCTTTAAAATTACCACATTCACATTTACACAACCATCTTGTTTTGGTTTGTCCACCTTTAGTAATTCTACTCTCAAGATTTTTCATAACTAATAATCTACCAAAAATTTTACCTGTTAAATCTATAATTCTTGTTTTTTTACCACTAACAATTAAATACTTATTTTCTTCCATTTTTATTTCCCTTTCTTTAGCCCTTTTAATTTAATTTATTTATATTTTTCTTGTAATAAACTCCAATCTTTTTCAAATCGTTCACTATACTCAAAGAAAAATATAGTTTTGTCTGGATTTTCTTTCATACTTTTTATATCTATTATCGGATGATTCATTTTTAATAATCCTCTTGCAATAGCAGGATTAAATATTCCCTTATATTGCTTATCCATATTTTAACCTCTTTTAAGCATCTCTTAGAAATTTAATCTATTTGTAAAAATCACTCTATCTTTATAATCGTTATAATTTAATTTGTTAGAGCAATTGACTAACACATACATATCATTTTCTTGCTTCAAAAGTTTACATCCTAGTGACTGCAACTCTTGACAAGTTCTTAAATCTGTTACTAACATAAAATTATCCAATTACAATCACTCCTTTGTCCTATTTTTATTGGTTTCTTGATCCTTTTGTTCTGCACCCTTGTCGCTTAAATCATCTTCATTAGATTGTGGTTTTCCTTTTTTATTTTCATTTAACCCATCATAATCTTTTCCACTCTGATTATATGAACTTACCAATGGTATCATTTGGTCTTTTAATTTTAAGAAATTATTTTCAAAATCTAATAATGATAATACCTTATATTGTGGAATACCAGTAGCTACAAGCATAGCCATAACGCTACCACCTAAGGTAGCAGAAGTGCGAAATACATCTATCATGTCCGATTTATTATTTCTAGT